ATATGTGATGGAGCACCTAGTCAAATTCGAGCGCGGCTATGACTGCATTCGTTTCAAGTGCATTCACGGCTCGCATCGCTGCATTCCCGGCGCAGGCGGTTCTCACGGAGTTCACGGGCTCAACCTACGCTTCCTAGCCAAGGGAAACGCGGGTACTGTACAATTTCTTCTGTTTACCGGGTGGTTGCCGAAGTTCGCTGTAGACAAAACCTTTGTTTGGGGAAGCCACGAGAAAGCCTGGCCACCGTTTCCTGCTGATCTTGGTTTTCATTCAAAGACACCGCAGTATGAAGGGCATACTCCAAGCGATCTCGAGTGCGAGTACTGCGACGGACAGCCCTGTTACTACGACGGATCAGGGTTAAACGCAAATCTAGCTATGTACACGCTAGTTAATGGGGGTGAAGAAGCTCTCTGGAAATTCATGGACGAGTACTATCTGTCGGTATTTGAGGGAGGTACTTTCCCTACGCCAGTAGAATATTCGAAGGAATTGCGGTAACATCAACGTAGTTAAGGAGGCTTAGATGGACAAAGATGAAATGCTAATAGTTTGTTTTACGGGGCTACTCGCTATGCTGATCTTCTTCGGCGCGATACTCCTCAGCGAGATCAACAGCAACGCTTGCCGGGAACTGCTCAAGGACAAGCCATCAGCGGAGATCGGGATGGTCTGCAAATGACCCGCGCTCCTTTCCCCGCTGTCCTCGACAGCACTATCATGGCGGCTTTCAAGTCTTGCCCGCACAAGGCCCACCTCGAGTTTGTTCAGCACTGGAAGTCCCAGTCGCCGTCTGTCCACCTGCGGGCAGGAGCTGCCTACGCTTCCGGCCTTGAAGCCGCCCGAGTCGCCTTCTACATCGACGGCAGTACCCCCGACGACGCTATCGCCCTCGGCCTGCAGGCTCTCCTGACCTCCTACGGCGACTTCGAGTGCCCGCCTGAGAGTGCCAAGTCAGCTGACCGTACCGCGGGTGCGCTGGAGTATTACTTCTCCCAGTACCCCCTCGGCACGGACAAGGCAATCCCGATGACTCTCCCCGGCGGCAAGCGCGGGATCGAGTTCTCCTTCCTCGAGCCGCTGGAGATCATTCATCCTGAGTCAGGCGATCCGTTGCTCTACTCAGGCCGCATGGACATGATGGTTGACTATGAAGGGATGCACCTTGGCGAAGATGACAAGACTACTTCTCAACTCGGTGCTAGCTGGCCCAGACAATGGGACTTGCGCAGCCAGTTCACCGGCTACGTCTGGGGTGCTCGATGCGCTGGGATTAAGCTTGACGGCTTCCTTGTTCGGGGCGTCAGCATTCTCAAGTCCAAGTACGACACCCTCCAAGCCATCACCTACCGACCCGGCTGGATGATCGACCGCTGGTATGAGCAGCTTCACCGCGACATTAAGCGCATGCTCGTCGCGTGGGAGTCTGGTCAGTGGGACATGAACCTTGACCACGCTTGCGCTGAGTACGGCGGCTGTCAGTTCCGCGGCGTCTGCCAGATGCAACGTCCCGAGCCACTGCTCCGGCAGCAATTCGAACGTAGAAAGTGGGATCCAGTCGCTCGCACCGAAACACTTATCGAGGAGTCAGATCATGCCGCATGAAGTCAGCGTATCGCTAGAGCACTACGTCACTGTCAACGATCCGGCGCATCAGGCTGGCGACTACTGCGTCAACTTCACCGCGACTGCGGAGATCGAGTATACGCCGGCTGACCTAAGCGGTGGGATGGAGGATGGGACAGCCGCCGACGGAGACTGCAGCACTCCGCGGATCACCGAGGTGACTGTGTTCCACTACAGCGACGATACGGAAGACGATGGCGCGCAGGTCACTGACCCCGATCTCGTCAAGGCCTGCGTTGACCTCCTTGACTCCGACGATATCGAAGACACTCTTTGGGAGCAGTACCACATCGAGCATGGCTAAGACTCTCCAGTGGACAGCCTCCGACGGCACCTTCCATGAAATCTACTCCGCCGCTGCTTTCGTCGGCAAGTCCTTCCTCGGGGAGCTTGAGTATGACAGCGGCCGAAGCGACCTTCGCTGGCACCGTAGCTCCACAGCTTATTTCTGTCCGGAGTGTGGCGATATCTGGGGACGCATTGTTGCACAAGATTCCCGCGGTAAGCCTAAGGCGTTCGAAGTCGCACGAGTTGCTTGCGCGCAGCATTACGATCACTGGAACGTTCCCGGTAGTTTCTTGGTTGGGCATCTCGAGTACTTGCTTGGCGATCTTCCCCTTGCCGCCCTTCGGCGGGAGCTAGAAGTCCACTTAACGTATGCAGAAAGGAAGCCTTATGGCTGAGTCAGCAGCACCCATTGCAGCACAAGCCGCCGCGACAGCAGGTGATCGGCGATCCCTTACCGGCCCGAAGGTCTGCCTCATGGGTCTCGGCGGCACAGGCAAGACACACGCCCTCGGAACCCTTGCGGACTGGGCAGCCGCCAACAAGTTCGAGCTCTGCATCCTGTTCACCGAGCAGGGACTTGAATCCTTCCTCGGTTATTTCCGTGACAAGGGACAGGAGCCGCCCGCTTGCGTCTACTGGCACCAGCAGGTCACTCGACCCATCTCTCTCAAGGCAATGATGCAGACCGCGGAAAGCGTCGGCAAGCTGTCTTACGAGGCCCTCGCCAAGTCCATCGACGCGAACCGCGGAGGCGACAACAACGCCTTCTTCAAGATTCTCAAGTCCTGTTCTGACTTCGTGGATGATCGGACTGGGAAGTCCCTCGGCGGCGTGGACAGCTTCCCGATCACCCGCATCTTCGCAATGGATAGTCTGACCGAGACCTCCAACGCCGCGATGAAGATGCAGATTGGCAGCCGCCCGATGGCCAGTCCCGGCGACTACGGCGTGGCCCAGAACATGCTCATGAACTTCCTGCGCCTCCACACCCAAGGCACCGAGTGTCCCTTCGTCATGACTGCCCACGTTGACCGCGAGCAAGACCCGGTGACGCAGGCGACCAAGGTCATGATTAAGGCCATTGGTAAGGCGCTGTCCACTGAAATTCCGACGCTGTTCAGCGACATCATCTACACCACGCGCGAGGCGGACAAGTTCTACTGGGACACGGCGGCCTATGGGGTGGATACGAAGACGCGCAGCCTCGGCATCAAGTCCAAGATCGAACCGAACTTCGCCCTGATCTTCGACGTTTGGAAGAAGAGGAGCGGGCTGTGAGCGCCATATTCCAGCGGGTATTCGACGACATGACTCCGTTAGACATTCTCCCTGAGTCCGCGACAGAAGGCGATCTGGCAAAACTCAAGCCCAATGTCGCTTACGTCTGGACTCAAGGTCAATGGGTAGAACTGGACGCCGCGATGAGGTTTGTCCTGCCCGTCCAATCCTGAGCACCACGCAACGGACAGTGCGTTAACTGTTCACAACCCTTAAGGAGCATTACCAACCATGACTTCCGCATTTGATCCTACCCTGTTCCTCGACGCGCAGCAGACCGAGACCAACGAGAAGCGTCCGCCTCTCCCGACCGAGAATCCCGAGTCCGAAGATGCCTGCTACACCGCAGTGATCGGCGAAATCAAGGCCGACTCGGGCACCATCGGCAAGGGCGACCGTATCGGCCAGCCGTGGCTGTCGATGGTCATTCCGCTGCGCATCCAGATCCCCGCCGCAGTCCAGGGCCTCGGTCTGCCGCCCGAGCTGACGATCACTGACCGCGCCTTCCTCGATCTGACCCCGCAGGGCAGCATCGACAACGGCAAGGGCAAGAACCGCCAGCAGCGCGCCTACCGCGAGGCGGCTGACCTCAACAAGCCGGGCGAGCCGTTCGCTTGGCGGATGCTGCAGGGCCGCGTCGTGAAGGTCAAGATCGCGCACGAGCTGTACAACGACGCGATTCAAGAGCGCGTTGCCGCGATCCTGCCGGCGTAAGTACCGATCAAGGCGGGTTCGACTCCCGCTCGCTGGCCGAGGTCGAGAGTGAGAGCCGGATGGTAGTGAGGGCAGCGACCCAAATCCAAGCCGGCGGCCACCTTTTCAACAGAGGACATTCGCGTGAAAACAGTCGAAATCTCCCTTGTCCGCATTCCTGAAAATCGCCAGCGTCGGCTTTTCGACGCGGCGAAACTGCACGAATTCTCCGATGGTATCTCAAGGCGCGGTCTCCTGCACCCGGTTATCCTCCGCAAGGAAGGAGATTCTTTCCTCTTGGTAGCTGGTGAACGGCGGCTCCGCGCTTGCACCGACCTTGCAGACCTCGGCCAGGAAATCCGGCACGATGGTCAGCCCGTTCCGCTCGGTCACATTCCCTACACACTGCTCGAGGAGCTAGACCCAATTGCCTACGAAGAAGCTGAGCTCGAAGAAAACATCCACAGGGAAGACCTCACTTGGCAAGAGCAAGCCGCCGCGGTCAGTCGTCTCAGTTCCTTACGTACCCGCATAGCTACAGCAGCCGGGGAAGCTCCTCCTACCGTGGCCGCAATTGCTCTTGAAGTACGCGGCTCTAGCGAAGGCGTCAATCAGGAGACTACCCGACGGGAGATTATCGTTGCGCGTCACCTTGACAATCCCGAAGTTCGAGGAGCCAAGACTGTAGATGAAGCATTCAAAGTTCTCAAGAAACAAGAGGCGGCTACAAAGGCTCGCGATCTTGGCGAGCGCGTTGGCCGGACGTTCACAGCCGACGAGCACCGAGCGCTTAACGAAGATTCCCTCGCCTGGATGCGGCAATGTCCGGCAGAATCGTTTGATGTAATCTTGACCGATCCGCCCTACGGTATGGGTGCGGACGAGTTTGGCGACAGTGGTGGCCTAGCCGCCGGCGCTCACGGATACAAGGACGATGAAGACAATGCGCTTCGCTGCTATTCAACGCTGGCTATCGAAGGTTTCCGCATCACGAAATCACAGGCGCACCTCTACGCCTTCTGCGATATCGACCTGTTCCCCCGGCTCAAGTCCCTCTTCCTCGAGGCAGGCTGGTGGGTCTTCCGTACCCCCCTCATCTGGCTCAAGCGAGCAGGATCTCGCGCACCTTGGCCGGAGAACGGCCCTCAGAGAAAGTATGAAACCATACTCTACTGTGTCAAAGGGAAGCGTACCACGCTTAAGATGGCAGGTGATGTGCTCGACTTCCCGGCTGATAGTAATATTGGCCATGCCGCGCAGAAACCTGTGGCTTTGTACGAAGAGCTTCTCCGTCGATCCGCTCTACCTGGGAACGCCATACTCGACCCCTTCATGGGTACTGGTACGATATTCCCTGCCGCTCACGCCCTTAAATGTCGGGCGACTGGTGTGGAGCTTGATCAGGCTTTCTACGGTCTTGCCGTGGGGAGAATAGAGCAGCTCAAGGTTCAGATGGAACTTGATCTGGGCATTGGCTTGTAATAATAAGAAAGGTAAGCTATGCGAGTTCGAGGCGAGGGCCCGATACCTTCCCGGATCATGTTGGTCGGAGAGTTCCCCAGCGAGCGCGATGCTCATGCTGGTGCACCTTTCTCCGACCACATTGGGAATGAACTGAACCGGATGCTCCACGAAGCAGGGATTATGCGCAGCGAGTGCTACGTCACCAACGTACTCAAGGTGCGGCCGCCGGGAGGCCAGCTTAGCGCCTTCATCGCCAAGTCCAAGAAAGACGTAACCGCTGCTCACACTCAGTTCAAGGATCGCTTCTGCACCAAGGAAGTCCACGAAGGTATCTCCGAGCTGTGGGCTGAGCTGGATATGGTTCAGCCGAACATCATCGTGGCCTTCGGCAACCTTGCTATGTGGGTCTTGACCGGGAACTGGAGTGTGCTGAAGTGGCGCGGTTCGCTGCTTACCTATGGCGGCGGTAATCCAGGCGGACTGGATAAGGCATTCGAGCCTTGGACGCCGCCGAAGGTGATCCCGACTCTCCATCCGTCCACGATCTTCAAGCAGTACGACCAGCGCGCTGTAGTCCTTAACGACCTGCGCCGCGTGAAGCGTCACATGCTCAGCCGCGAGTACGACAATAAGCCCGAGTGGAACTTCATCGTTCGCCCGACGTACCAAGACGTTGTCTCCACTACGGCTAAGATCTGGACGCTCGCCAAGACTTCTCCCGAACCTGTCTGGCTGGACTTCGACATTGAGACTCGCGGCGGACACATCGACTGCATTGGTTTCAGCTGGTCGCGCTCGGACGCTATCTGCATTCCGCTGATGGCTGCCGGCAAGCAGGCCGGGTACTGGAGCGAGGGCGAAGAGGGCGAGATCATATTCCAGCTCTACCGCATCCTCACCCATAAGAACGTCCGAGTGCGCTGGCAGAACGGCCTGTATGACGCGCAGTATGTCCACCGCCATTGGCACTTCACTCCCAACGGCGGCCAAGATACGATGGTCAGCCAGCATTCCGTATTCGCGGCGTTGCCCAAGGGCCTGGCCTTCCTTGCGTCGATGTATGCTGACTGGTACATCTACTGGAAGGACGAAGGGAAGATCGCGGCTAACGTGCCCGAGGACGTTCGCTGGCGTTACAACCTCCAAGACTGCGTCTACACCCGCGAAGTCGGGGAAGTCCTTGCGCAGACCGTTAAGCTCATGGGCCTTGCGCGAGTCGAGGAAGCCCAACAGCAGATGTTCTGGCCGGTGCTCAAGGCCATGCTGCGCGGTGTCCCGGTCAGCCCGACTGCTCGTTCTCAGATGGCGCTGGATATTCAGGAAGAAATCTCCCACCGTGAGACTTTCCTATTCGACCTGCTCGGACACAGCATCAACATCTCCTCTCCGAAGCAGATGCAAGCGCTGTTCTACGACGACCTGAAGCAGCCTGTGATCTACAAGCGTACAGTCGCCGACGGACGGACTGTGATGCGGCCGACCTGTGACGACGAGGCTCTCCAGAAGATCGCCGCGAGGGAGCCCCTGATCCGTCCGATCTGCAATGCCATTGCTGACCTTCGTACCCTGAACAAGTTCCTCGGTGACTTCGTTATGATGCCGCTGGACTCTGATGGCCGGATGCGTTGTTCCTTCAACATCGCTGGTGATGCCGGCGGCAAGTCGGCCCCGTACTCCTATCGCCTCAGCAGCTCCAAGAACGCCTTCAACTCCGGCGGCAACCTCCAGACCATTCCCTCGGAGAAGTCCAAGTCCTCGGGCAAAGCCGCCAAGCGTGGCTCGATGGACTTCCGTATGCCGAACATCAGGTCTATGTACGTCCCCGATCCCGGCTTCACTTTCTTCGACATGGACTTGGATCGGGCGGATTTGCAGGTCGTGGTATGGGAAGCTGACGATCCGATGCTCAAAGCCGCCCTCAAGATGGGCGCAGACATTCACCTGCTCAACACTTATGGTATCGACAACAAGGAACCTCCGCCCCTTGAGGAACTCGTTGAGAGCCACGGCCGTTACTGGGATCATCGCGGCCCTCGCCTTCACTCAAGAGAATTCGCAAAGGTATTCTGCCATGCTACTAACTACCTCGGTAAGGCAAAGACGGTTGCAGCGCACACGGGCAGGGGCGTCCACGAGATCGACCTTGCTCAGAAACGTTGGTTTGCGTCCCACCCGGGCATCCTTCAATGGCATGAGAGAGTCATTCATCAAGTCACGAAGCACCGATTCGTTGAGAATCGTTTTGGCTACCGCTGGTACATATTCGATAGAATCGACGATCTACTTTTTCCGGCGGCTGTGGCATGGATTCCCCAGTCAACAGTTGGAATCGTCATTAACAGGGCCTGGCTCAACTTTCACACTCAGCTGCCCGAAGTGCAAGTGCTCCTTCAAGTTCACGATTCCCTTGCCGGTCAATTCCCAACACATAGGACTGACACTCTTCTGCTCAAGATGCAAGTCGCTTCAAGAATTCAGATCCCCTACGAAGACCCGCTGATCATCCCGACCGGGATCAAGACCAGCCTAGTCTCGTGGGGTGACTGTGCGTAACTACCCTGACTGGATCAAGGCCTATCTTGAGTACTCCTCCGTGACTGAAGCGCCGAAACGTATGCACTTCTGGGCCGCCGTGGGCACGGTCGCGGGAGCGCTTCGCCGCCGGGTCTGGCTGGACATGAAGCGGTACTGCTGGTATCCGTCATTCTACATCATCTACGTTGCGCCGCCGGGAATCGTAGCCAAGTCCACCACCATCGACATAGCGACTGACCTCCTCAAGCAAGTCCCCGGCATTAAGTTCGGGCCGAATGCGATCACTTGGCAAGCCCTTGTCACGGCCTTCGCACAGGCCAGCGAGTCATTCGAGTACAACGGGGAGTTCCATCCTATGTCTCCCCTCACCTTGGTCGCCTCTGAGTTGGGCTCCTTGCTCAACCTCCAAGACCGCGACATGATTAACCTCTTGATCGAGCTCTGGGATGGCAAGAAGACTTACGAGAAGATCACTAAGATGAGCGGGAACGACATGATCGAGGCACCTTGGATTAATCTCCAAGCTGGCACGACTCCCCATTGGATCGCAGACAACATGCCCCAAGCGATGATCGGCGGCGGCCTGTCCTCCCGTTGCGTCTTCGTCTACGGCGACCGGAAAGAGAAGTACATCGCTTACGTCGATGAGCAAGTCGGTAAGGACGACGCGAAGCTCAAGGCAAATCTGATCGCTGACCTCGAGAAGATCTCGATGCTCTGTGGGCCGTTCGTCCTTACTCCCGAGGCTCGCGCGTGGGGGAGCAAGTGGTACGAGGCCTTCTGGAAAGATGCTATGGCGAGGATGGACGACCAGATGCTCGAGGGCTACGCCGCTCGGAAGCAGACCCATATGCACAAGGTCGCCATGGTGCTGAGTGCCTCACGCAGCAGTTCCCTCATCATCACCGCGGAAGACCTCCAGCTCGCCAATACCATGCTCGAAGATATCGAGCGTGACATGCACCGGGTCTTCTCGCGAATCGGTCGCAGCGAAGATTCCCTTCAGGCTGAACGCTTCATCGACTTCGTTCGCCGCCGTGGTTCAGTCAGCTACGCCGAGGCCTACAAGATGATCCATATCTACTTCCCTGACTTCCGCAACTTCGAGGGCATCCTCGCCGGAGCAATCCAGAGCGGCCAGCTGCAGGTCGCCACGACTGTCAATGGCCTGATGCTCCAAGCACTAAATCCAATAAAGGCGGAGGCAAAACCTGCTTCAATTACGCCGGACACGCAACTGTGAATAACTCACGCGAATTATCCCACAATAATCCGCGCGTGAATTCCGTGGAGTATCTGATCACCGTGGGCCTAGGTTACA